ACATTATGGACTAATGCCAGTAGAATTAAAAAGTATTAACACTGCTGGTTTTTCTAAACTAAAGGGTGCCAAAGAAGATCACTACACACAACTTCAAATATATCTTAATTTAGCTGAGTACCCAATAGGTACAGTTTTATATGAAAATAAAAACGACCAAAAGATAAAAGCGTTTTTTGTGGAACGTGATAAAGAATTTTGGTATATGATGGTTAGAAGATGTTTAAATATCTCTAACATGAAAAAACCACCAGAAAAATGTGGTGGTTTATTTTACTGTAATTGTAGACAAGTAAAAGCGATAGAACTATGAGTTGGGATAGTAAAACTATTATAAATGACGTAACTGAAGAATATAACACATATAAACTTCCTAGTTTTGGTGATGAGGAAGAAATACCCTTTGAGTCATTACGAGAATGTAGCAAAGAAGAACTGCAAAATTTATTTTTTCAATTCTCTCAACAAAAAATTTATATTGAGGAAATAAAAGCAATTCGTGAGTCTGAATTACATATACAGCAAGAAACCTATGGTCAGGAATACCAAATTGCTCTATACAATATTTCTAAAGAATATAAAGATAAAGGCATTAAGAAACCAACGCAAGACGAGTTAAAAGCTGAAGTTATGGCGAGAAACCAACAGTTAAAAGATATGAATAAAAAAATAATCCACAATAAAAGTTTATTAATTAGAGTAAAAGGTTTGGCAGAAAAAGTTTCCACTAAGTACTTTACCACTAAAGATTTTTTAAATAGGCTATGAATTATTTAGGTATAGACTCATCAACACAAGCTATTCATTGTGTCCTTATAGACGATAAAGAACGTCTTATTTCAACACAAAAGTTTTTTAGTAAAGGCAAGAAAACCCTAGACAGATTCCCAGAAATGATAATAGGGTTTTTTGATTTTATTAGTACAATAAATAATATATCATCCGTTGCTATAGAGGATTCAATACAGGCTCGTAACGGAGTTACAACTAAAACATTAGCGAGAGTCGTTGGTGGAGTTCATACCTGTTGTGTACTTAGTGGTATTGAAACTGTTTTAATACATTTAGCGACTTGGAAAAAAGAAGTTATTGGTAGAGGAAATGCTACCAAATCAGATATATTAGAATTTGCTATAGAAAAGTGGGGAAATAAATTCCCTGAACAAGATTATGCCGATGCAGCTTGTGTGGCATTATGGAATAAGAGGAGATCAAATGGCGAAAAGTATTAAGAAATTAAAACCAGAAATACAAGTAAATTTTTACGATCCATTAAAGAAAGAAAAAAAAGAATATAAAGATACATTCCCAGATGACTTACCGACTCTTGAAGATGTAAAACAAAAACATGGTACTGTAGTTTGGTGTCAGTACACAGGTTGTCGCAACTATCAAGAAATAAAAGATTTACAAAGAACCTCTGGAAAGTTACTAAAGAACCGAACTTACAAACCATTAGCAGAACAAGAAGCGATATGGTCAGGGATATGTACAAGGGATGAAATTGGTATGGCATTTAATGTTGTGATAACACCAAATAACAATAAATTTAAAGTGCCATATTGTTTCGTAGCTTCCACAAGAAAAACTGGTCATATTGACTTTAGTAAATTTCTCAATAGTGATGGAAGTCCAATTGGTGGTAGCATTGAAAGCAGACCAGCAGATTTGTCTGGGTATGACATACTTCAAGGCAATAACATCTGGGGCGTATAATGCCTAAGAAAACACCAGATAGTATTAAACTCCAAGCTATGGAGTTGTTTGTAACAGGTAATTATACTGCTAAAGAAATAGCAGAAAAAATTTCAACGAAAGATCATAAGATTAAACCAGTTACTATTTATGCTTGGGCTAGGAGAGAAAACTGGAACGAAAGAGCAGTACTAGCTAAAGTTGAAGAACAAGAAAAAATCGTTAAAAACGATGCTAAAAGGTTTAATCAGATTCAAGAAAAACAACTTGAATCATACACAAAATTAGCAAACAAGGGAGCAGTTTCGCTTGATTACCTTGAGTTTGACAAGGCTTTAGATGCTTCTAGGGCAATGGATTTAGGTATAAGGGGACAGAGGGATGTTATGCAAGGTATGGTAAACTTGCAGTTCGTTCAGGATTTACTAGGTATACTAGTAGATGAAGTGAAAGACCAAGATCAGCTCAATAGAATTGCGACTAAAATGAAAACACTTGTTCAAAGTCAAGGGGAATAATGGCGAAAGAATTAATCACAATAGAATCAGCCTTCAACATGCTTTCTGATGCTTTAGTAGAACAAGAAAAATATCAAGTCGGTTCGTTTAAAGATTTCCTACAAAATGTTTGGTGTTATAGTTATGACAACCCAGAGTATTTTCAGGCTTGGCACGTTGGTGTTTTAGCAGATGATATAGAAGAATGCATAGAAACTGGTATGAATTACTTGGCTGTTTTGCCAAGATTTCATTTTAAGTCAACAATACTTGGACACGCTTTTTCTGTTTGGCGATTAATGTCTGCATCAAGAGATTCAAGTATTTTGTATTTATCGTACTCTGACACTATGGCTCGATACCATATATCAGAGATAAATAAGGGTATATCAAGAAATCCGATCTTAACAGATTTAATAAAGAAACGAAATGCCCAAGCAGACTTTTCTGGTAGATACTATATTAATAAAAGACCAGTAGAAGTTATGCATGGTGGGTTGTTTTCATTCAAAAGAGGTATGCACGTTAATGGTGCTTTGATTGCAGATGACATACTTAGAGACCCTGAAAACCCATTAAACTTTGGGCAAATAACTAAAGTAGAAGATCACTTCATGACTGAATCTTTGTTTATTCCATTAAAGGGTGTACCAGTTATTGTTTTGGGAACCCCTATGATGCCCGGTGACTTGATAGCTAAACTACAACAAGATAAAAGATTTAAGTCTAGAGTGTTACCAGCATTAGACCCAATACCCGGTAGAAGGGTGTTAATGCCAGAGTTATATAGTGAACAATGGTTATTAGACCAACAGGCAGCTAGACCAAAATCGTTTGCATCAGAATTTATGCTTACACCTCATTTTGCAACAGAAGCATATTTTGATCCAGAAGATATAGACAAATGCATTGATAATACTTTGCGAAACCATTCACCAAATATGAAATTTCATTTAGAAGTTGGGGATGAAATTTATGGTGGGTTTGACGTTGGTAAAAAACGACATCCATCACACTTAGTATTATTTAGAAAACGTGGTGAAAAGGTTGAACAAGTACATCAATCATTTTTACAAGGTTGGTCTTACAGTGACCAGATAGCTTACCTAAATGAAGTAGCTGAAAATTATAATTTATCTTATGGGTTTATAGATAATACCAGAGGTGAATTAGAAGATAGGGGTTTAGACAATAGATGGAGAGCCATGCATTTTACTGCTAAAAGTAAAAGGACAATGGCACAAGTATTAGAAACCTTTGTGAATTCGAACAATTTAAAAATATTAGATGATGAAAGACAAAAACAATCCTTGTTGTCAGTAAGTAATGACTTAAAAGCACCTGATACCCCTATGGGGCATGGAGATGCATTTTTTAGTATTGCGATGGCTTGTCAGGCTATACATGATCGCAATGCTTATAATTTTACTAGTTTAGGTTCAGCTTCCGATTGGTTTGGTGATAATACACCTCAAGATGATCCACAGAAAGAGTTTAAGTCAAGGTTTGAACCTGTAAATGGAATGGCAGAAATTGAGGGCGCACCAGACCCAACTTGTACTGATGTAGCGTGTATACCATCATTCTGGGTTCCTGAACGAGGTTTGTGTTTATATTGTGGTTATCGTCAAAAATAGGAGGAAAAAAGTAATGACAACTGTCTCAGTATCAACTGCTAAAGTATCTGAACAAGCAGAAGTTATATTAAATCATAGATATTATCTTAAAGATAATAACAATCAAGTAGTAGAAGATGCTGGTGCTATGTTCAATCGTGTGGCAAAAGCTGTGGCTGCCATCGAAAACCACTATTACACTTTACCTGTTGAAGCAGATTTAGTAGCATTAAATTTTTGGACAATGATGAAAAATTTAGAATTTGTACCCAATAGTCCCACTTTAATGAATGCTGGAACCGAACAAGGAACGCTGTCAGCGTGTTTTGTTTTACCATTAGAGGATTCTATGGAAGGAATAATGAAAGCTGCGACAGACAGTGCTATGGTGCAAAAGTTCGGTGGTGGTACAGGATTCTCATTATCAAAGTTGCGACCAAAAGGGGACAGTATTAAAACTACACATGGAATAGCTTGTGGTACTATAGAAGTTTTAAAAACTTTAAGTCGAGTGTCATCAATGATAACTCAAGGGGGGAAACGTGATGGGGCGAATATGGCAGTTATGTCGGTTTACCATCCTGATATTCTTGATTTTATTTCTTGCAAATCTGTTGAAGGCGATATCCATAATTTTAACATATCAGTGGGTGTTGATTCTCATTTCATGGAATGTGTGGTAAATAAATTAAATTACAACCTAATAAATCCAAAAGACAATACTATTACTGGGCAGTTACCAGCGCAAGAAGTATTTTACAGGATAATTGAAGGTGCTTGGCGTAATGGTGAGCCGGGCATGGTATTTTTAGATACAATTAATCGTGACAATCATGTTTCAGATAAATATGGCGATATGATAGCAACCAACCCATGTGGTGAGCAACCCTTATTGCCAAATGAATCTTGTAACTTGGGGTCAATCAATTTAGATAAATTCTTTATACCCTACGAAGGTGGGTTTAAAGACGTTAAAAATAGATT